ATTATAGTCATTCACCAATCTGGCACGATAGTCATCTGCTGTTACTACTCTCTTTTGCAATGCAAACTGTCTTGGTGCCTGAAGGCGAATCGTGGAAGTGTCTTCTCGTTCTGCACCACCAGAAGAGCGAGTGTATCCAGAAGACAATGTTACTGTGGGACCAGAACCTCCAGTAATAGACGCAGCCAGAGTAAATGCCTTTGCTCCGTTTCCATCCGAGCCCAACATGCTCACATTATATTCTAATTGAACTAGATCAGCCACATCAGGCTTCTTGCCAATAATCCCATTCCCAAAATAAACTTCATATTGATTCTGGTTTCCCTCTTGTATAAAATAAACTTTGCTAGTTGAAGAAACCTCAGTAATGTCATCCGCTCTTAGGTAAACTTCACCACCTACTGCAACTGTCAGCGTATCCATATCCACATTTTCATTTGGGATTGTAAACACCTCTCCCGTTTGACCTGTCACAGTTTGTGTGGAAGTGAAAGCAATTCCTTCTTTGACTGTTATTCCAGTTGCCTTATATAAATTATCTGAGGAATCTAATGTTGCAATGTGGGCTTTTGTTGCAAGAAATGTATATTTATCTGAGCCAATCTTTGAAGTAAATTTTGCTCCTTTAGGAATAATCATAGAACCAGAACCCGTCATAGAAATATCAATGTTGACCGAAGAACCTTTCCTAGATGCCGGGGTATATCCAAGATGCTTGGCAAGAGATACAACAGATGAACGAAGACTCGCACTATCCATAAACATTTCACTGGCGAGCATATTCACATAAAAACCATTATAGTGAGTATTGTAGGCAAGAACATCAAGAAGAATGCTCATTGCAGAACCTTCAAAATCATAATCCTTGAATTCGTCTTGACCAGCCAGATAAGACTTCAATGCATCCTTAATTGAATCAAAATCAAGTTCTGTAATCTTTAGTTTATTTGTAGTTGTAGTATATGATGCCATTTATCGAGTTCTTTCTAAAAAGAATTGTGTGACTCTTTCTACTTCTTCGTTGATAATAAAAAATCTAAGAAATATGACATACCCATTCTCTGTTTCTCTTGGTTCTACATTAATTTCATTAATCTGAACCCTTGGCTCGTAATTATTTATCGCATCTATAATGGATTGCTTAATATTTAGGGTTGTCTGTATGGTCATTGGTTCAAATAATTGACGGACAAGATTGCTACCAATCTCAGGATGAAATGGTTTTTCGTAAAAATTTGTCAATAGAAGATGACGAACTGAACGAACAATCGCAGCTTCATCCTTTTTCATACTCAAATCCCCTGTATTTGGGTGAGCAGAAAAGTCTAAATCGAAATCTGACCATTTCTTGATTATTGGCAAACCAAAATCCTCCTTTTATTATTTAGGTAACCCGTCGTCCTTCATCAATATCTTTAATTATCGCGTCCACATTTGCTGCGGTTGCAGAAGAGTCTTTAAAGGTTATCAGACCACCAGCAGCAACTGTTAGATCACCACCCGCGACAACATCTACAGTTCCGTCTCCAGTTACTCTCGCATTTCCCCCTGCTGCTACAGTTGCGTCTGTTCCTGCTCTTACAATCGCAGAAGTTCCAGCAGAAACTGTGGCACTTCCAGTACGAGCTACTACATGAATATCAGTTCCAGCATCTACTGTGGCACTCTCCGTGGCAGTTACCGTAGCATTCTTTTCTGTCTTTACATTAATATCCTGAAGACAATAGAAGTCTGCCTGACCATCAACCTGAATAGCACACCTTCCTCTAATTTTAGTAAAATCGTCTCCAATGGTTACTTCAAAATTATCTTTGACAATCTTTGTGACCTTTGAACCATCTGGATGTATTTCGTAGAATGTTCCTGTGCGATGTGTTTCTTTAATTCTTTCTGCGCCGGGGGTATCATCAATTTCCCTAAGATGCCCACTATCAGATTCTTCTACAGTATTGAAAGGATACTGTGCCTTAAATGGATTCTCAGGTTCTGGTAGATACTCTTCGCCTTCCTCCACATACGAAACAATCGGATGCGAATCTGATTTAGATTCAACCGGAGTAGGTGTAATAACAACATCGCGTGAGAGTGCGTGTGCAGCAGTTGCAGTTCCTTGAGGAATACCTCTTTGAAGTCTGGGTGTATTGATTTCGTTTGGCTGAAGAGGACCATAGTCTGAAATGTCTTCGTGTTTTATTTTTCCCGCATCATCAAGAGTGACTTTTGATTTCTTTGGCTGAGTTTCAATCGGACCACCCGTTCCTTCGCGATCATCCGCAAATCCAATATCACCTAATCTTGGAGTCGGTTTTGCAATATTAATATTATTAAGTGGTTCAGTTTCCTCATCATAATTATCATACTTACCCGGATTTTCAAAACCAATATTGGAGGTTCCCATCATCACCAAATCTTGACCCGCAGGACCATCACGATAAAAACCAAACACCCGCGTTCCGGGTTTTAATGCGACAATCTTGCCATGAGGATTATTCAAAGGCATCAGAGGATATGCCCACGGAAGTTCCGCAGTAGACAATTCATCCTTCATTGGTGTGTTGTGGGCAATCACGCGAACTTTACAACGCCCCGCACCGAGTGGGTCAAGATTGTCTTCAACGACACCTTCCCACCAATGAAAATTCCCAACCTGCCCTATACCAAGAGGTTCCATATTACACCTTTACCGGAAGTGGTTCTGCATATGAGTCTTTAGTCAACAGCATAATTGTCTCGTATCCCCCAGACTTAGATGTGACTACATGCTTAACCTTTGTGACAAGATAACGACCAGAAAACGCCAAATCTGTTCTTCCTCCAACCTTTTTTGTTTTTTTCTCTACAGCAGGAATTACAACCTCTATAACTTCTCCAACTTTTCTTTGGCTGTCTCCCGCTATAACAAGTTGTAATCTAATAGCATTAATCTGTTGTAGTTGAGAATTTCTAACTAACAACGATTCCTCACGGTCATCCCCATGATTGGTATCAGTATCAAAGGACTTAAAGTGCTTGGGAACAAAATGAACATAACCTTCATTTCTTTGACTATAATTTTTATTAGTCAATAATGTAGTTTTTCCTGAACTTCCAACTTCATTAAAGTTTACAGATTTATACTTATCATAACTTTCATCATAATTAAATGTTGAATATCCAATCTGCCTTTTAATCAAATCATTACTCACTGTGGTTCCTGCATACATCCCCCTCTGAACATTACTGACAATATTTGGCATTGATAATACCGTATAGCTTTTGATTTGTTTTAGTTTATCGAGACTACGAATTCCTTTGGGAACGGCTCCATAAAAATAAATCATTGAAGAATCAACTTTAGTTGGGTCCACCAGACTCTCTATGGAAACAAACTGAAATACACCACCCACCTGTTCAAAAAATACATAATTTGCACCCATATAACTCGATGACCTTGCTACCTTTGCTATCATAGTAAGAGCATCGACAGGGCTTTTATTATTAATAATCAAACTTCCCTTATTTTTAGTAGGCTCTGCATATATTTTCTTTTGACTAATTGGATTCAAAGATGAAAAAATATCTTGTGCCATATCAGAATACAAAACGTCTCTATATGCCCTATTAAATTTTACCTGCTCTGCCAAGATTTTTTCTGCGGAAACAAATTTTAAAGTAATCGAACGCTTGGTATCAAAATCAGAAACATTTATATGATATACTTTTCCTATAAACTCAATTTCCTCTTTCGGAGGAGTTTTGAATCTAAACTCCACCTTCTCATCTCCAGAAAAATTCATTTCATTGAACAGACCAGCAGCATCCACAATAGTGATTTCACCAGAAATGAATATAGGATCTCCTTGTAGAAGCCCCATACTTTCTGTTAATATAATAGTATTCCAAACTCTTGGACCAAAATCCTTTGTCTGTTTTCCGTTTGTAGAAATAATATTGCAATGAGAAACGGTAACATCGCCCGGACCTTGATTAATAGGATCATCCATTAAATTATCTTCTTCTTATAAGTAATTTTTCAAACTCATCAACAAACTCAGCCAATAAATTACGTCTCAATAAGATTATATTTCTTTTGGCTTCGTTGTCTGCCTCTTCTTTACCATACATAGTCACAGCCTTAATTGTGTCGCTAACACCAAAATCATCTCCTGCATAGGAATATGTGAAGTTTGAATTTGCAGCCATTCCAGCTTTTAAAATAACGTCACCAACTTCATACCCATATCCAGAAACTCTTGCACGAACTTCCTTAGTTTCATAATGAGAATGTGTGGACGTTGCAATCGCCATTGAGCCATACTTATTCACAATATATTTTTCAAAAGAATTCCCATCAAGCGACCAACACCATTGGGGGCTTCTAATTTCATTCATCAAATGAACAACCCAATGATATCTGGCATATCCATAATATTTGTATGCAACTGTTTCAGCAGTTTCGCCATCCACAACCGTATAATTATAATAGATAGTCTTATCAGTTCGTGACTCTAATGTTGCACGCACTCTCCTGAAAACATCAGTGACTACTTTATATTCACCAGAACCATCGAAGGTATCATATGGCACTGTCGGCATGTAACTAAAATATACACCATCTGGCATTGTTTAATATCCCCCATTATCTCCAGATTCAAAATCTTCTCTGGTGAGCAGTGCGCTTTCCATAAAGGTCAACGACAAATCTGTTTGAATAGGATACCCATCATAGAATGTATGATTGTCTCCAGACCCAGTATAATTTACATTAATTCCTGTTAATGCACAAGGCTTAATCTTATGTGTTTTATCTGAATTCCAATACTCTATTTGAAAATACATAGGAAGAGTCCAGTATCTTGATGAATCTTGATTTGCTCCGGGTGCAGAATACATTTTAAAAATTCTGATTATATTTGCAATCATTTGAGCTTCTGTTGCATTTCTTGGAGCCATTTTAAAATCAAAAGTAAATGTTCTGGGCTGAACACCAGTAAATAGCAATTCAAACTTGGGGTCGATGGCAATTCCTGCTTTTTTGAGAAGTGCTCCTTGTAAGTCTGGATTAGAAAAAGCATCACCCAAAAGTTGACCACCCACTTCGGCAGCACCTCCAACTGCATTGTCTCCCATAGCTTTCATCAATGCGGTTGCTGCCCCCGAAAATCCAGCATCGACAACCTTCATTGCCTCGTCTGCAAGTGCGCCTGCGGCACCTAATGAGCCTCCTGTCCATTGAGATTGATAACTTTCAGTAATATTATGTGGAATGTACAGGATAATATCTGCAATACTTTGAACTTGAGTTCCAGAAGTCCCTGAAAAATCTTGTGGGGCATCTTCTCCCAGCCCCTTTAATGAATCCTCTAGAATATCAACAGCACCAGTTACTGCTCCAGAAATTGAACTAGCAGCACTGGAAAGATTTCCCCAAGTTGCTGATGCGGCCGCCTGAATATCTCCCCATGCATTGTCTATATTTAATATGTCCATTGGATTTGGTAGAGGAACCTTTAAGTCTTCAAGACTTGGGATTTCTGGAAGATTGCCACTTAATAAATCTCCAACAGCACCTACGGCACCACCAGCAAGGTCGCCCGCTGCACCAAGAGCCCCGCCAGCAAGGTCAGTTGCCGCACCCATAGCACCACCAGCCAGACCCCCGGCAACTCCAACAGCTCCGCCTACGACACTACTTGCGACATCCACTCCTGCATCAGCAATATTTGCCACCGCACTTGACACTCCAAGAGAGTCAGCAGCATTTCCAGCGATTGCTCCAACAAGTCCTCCGCCGATTCCACCACCAACAGCCGCGCCGACAGAACCCCCAATTAACTCCCCTACTGCATTTGTGTCGGATGATGTACTACTCTTTTTCGATCCACCTTTAAAAGAAGACCCATCAATCTTAATCACATTAAATCTAATAAAATGACGTTCTCCCAAATCTTCAACATTCATTGGAAAATTATAACTTGATGTTGCGTGCTTATCCCCAAAAAGGGCACCCAGTGGTCCGGTTGCACCAGACAAAACATCCCCGACCATACTGGTTCCCAATTCTTTAAAATTAGACATATATAAACACCCTCTTTGATTTATAAATATAGATATTATACTTATTTAGGCGAGAAATATATCTATATGGCATACAAAGGAAAGTGGAAACCAAAGAATGCTGAAAAATATGAGGGGAATCGGTTCAATGTCACATACCGCTCCCTATGGGAAAGACAGGCATTCAAATGGTGTGATGAAAATTCTGAAATTGCTCGTTGGAGCAGTGAGGAATTGGTCATTCCGTATATCTCAAAGACAGATGGCAAGCAACACAAATACTATCCAGACTTAAAGATTACATATAACAATGGAAGAACTGTTATTGTTGAAATCAAACCCAAACGCCAAACCGTTGCACCCAAAACCAAAGCAAGAAAGAGCCCAAAATATATTAAAGAGGTATATGCATACGGAAAGAATGTTTCTAAATGGGAATATGCAGAGAAGTATGCCAATGACCGTGGATGGTCATTTGAAATCTGGACAGAAGATACTCTAAAAAGAAAAGGGATTAAGATAATAAAACCCTTAAAAAAGCATAAATAATTATATGGCAACTGCAAAACCGACATTCAAAACTATTATAGAATCCAGCGTAAAGCGTGGAAAGATGCCCACCGATGTGCTTGAGTCCAGAACTTGGTATCGCCAAAAGGCAATGCAGATGACAGGACTAAGGGAAGTCTCTACTGAAAGATTTGAACGTATTGGTAGACTGAATAAACGAATGAAGCCAACTCTTAAAAGCAGACTCATGCTCGGAAGGCTATTCATGTTTCAGTATGAACCAAAATTAAGAGAGACTCTAGAATATTATGATAAGTTTCCTTGTGTGTTTCCAATCGAAGCACATGCGGATGGATTTCTTGGTATCAACATGCATTACCTTCCATATGTTTGGAGAGCAAGGTTAATGGACAATTTGTATGACCTTGCTACAAATGAAAATATGGACAAAAGCACAAAGCTAAGAGTTATGTCAAACGGATACAATATTTTAAACAAATCATCTAAATATAGATACTTCAAGCCATGTGTAAGAAAGTATTTATTTGAACAAGCATTATCAAGATATATGGAAGTTCCTGCGGATGAATGGGAAATTGCAATATTTCTTCCACTAGAAAGATTTACAAGTGAATCTGGAGGAAGGTCAACACGAAAGAAAATATGGATGGACACAAGGTCAAAATACGCACGACAAA